TTGGGAGAACTCTGACTCCGTTGCAGTTGCATACTCTGATTCAGAGTTTTACGAATATTATATGCCCGATATAATAAGAGAATATAATGAAGATAATAAGATTAAAGAATGGCAAGCAGAAGCAAGTATAGCTATCGGTTTGGATTTTTACTTAGGAAATGATAAATTTTACTCACATATATGGCTTAATTCTTATCAAGCATCTAAAGGATTAACAGACAAGTCATATAAAGGAGAAGAAGAGCAATATGATGTAGGTATGCTTTTAGGAGCTAAACTAGGAGAACATATTGGTGTTTTTGTAGAAGGTTCAAAATTAAATTACTATGGTCGAGAAGAATATAATGTTAGTACAGGAGTGAATTGGAGGTTTTAATTGCAGGAACAATCTGCATTTTGGTTGGGGTTTTGGTTAGTCTTTATAAGTGGACTATTAGTAATTTATGGTAAAAATTTATTTAAGTAAGGAGAATTAGATGGCAGATAATGCTACAATAACAATGAAGGCTGTAATACTTCCCGATGATATACAAGCTACGTTAAAAGATTTAACAGCAACATATACTCCCGCAGATGCAAATGATAAATGGTTTTATAAATTAGTTACTGTTGTACATACATCAAATACGACAGATTTAATTAGTGGCAATTATATAGAATCAGGATACGAAGAAATTGCAACGGGAGACAAAGTAAGATTTTTATTTATAAAAAATACTGGAACAACAAACGGAACAGCTACTACAGATGAAAGTATACTTCTTTCATTAAGTGGAGCTACAGTTGCATATAATTTAGAAGATACAATTGAAATAGGTACAGGAGAATCTTGGTATGGAAAACTTCCAAATGTTACTGTGGGGGATATACATGCAAGAGCTGCGGATGCTGGAGCTACAAGCGATGGAGAGGGAAGTGTTCAATGTATAGTGGCAGCAATCTTAGATGATGTTAGTGAATAAAAAGGGGAAGTAAATGATACAAGGTATAATAGTTAAAAAAGTAATAGACGTTGTTCTTAAACAAATTATGAAGAAACACAAGCTTGATAAACTTCAAAAGTATGTTGAAGAAGATAACGAGCTAGACCAACAAATGAAAGTAGTACAAAAGAATTTAAATAAATATGGCAAGTATATTGAAGAACTTGAAAAGGAAGTTGCAATATTGAATAAAAAACTTAACAAACTAGAAAAGGAGAAATAATATGATGTCATTTTTAACAAGCAATTGGGAATGGTGCTTATTGGCTTTATACGTTTTAGAAAAAGCTATTAAATTAAGCCCATCTAAAAAAGATGATTTAATATGGGATATGGTATTAAAACCTATCGTTGATAAAATCAAAGGAAAATAGTGGCCAAACAACTATATGAAATAAAAGACTTTTCAGGAGGTCTTAATGCATATGCTGACCCTAGAGATATTGAAGATTCTGAATTTTCACAAAATTGGAATGTTATTGTTGATAGGAATGGAATATTAAGAATAGTAGGGTCAGCAGTAGAAAGCATTGATGCAACTCTTATTAATAATACTCATTTTCAAAAAGGATATGGTTTATTTCAATTTAATACTGATTATTCTTTAGGAAGTCCTAATTTTGAGGGTTCATTTGAGTATGGATATGAAAATGGAAAAGTAGACACAGTTACCTCTACAACAGTATTTACATTACAAGATAAATCTACTGTTTCAGAAAGCGATAATTTTTACAATGGAATGTTTATATATTTTTATGCAGCAACGAATAATAGTGGAGAAACTAGAGTAATAAGTGATTATGTTGGAAGTTCAAGAACTATTACATTAGAAACTGCTACAAGTGGTGCTATAAGAACAAGCGATAGATATATGATTTTTAGATGGGAATCAGATAATTTTGAAATGACTGATTCTAAGAAAGATTTTATCATACAATCATCAACAGCAGCAGGAGATACTTTTAATAGTATATATGGTAGTAATTTTCTAGCAACAAAAACAACGACAACAGATGAAAAATCTATGACTCATGGGAATGTAACTTTTACCCCTAATGGTAATGACAGTTCTGCTAATTATTTAACATTAACTCCAGGAGTTGATTATACATTGTCATTTGATTGTGCTGCATCAGATAGATGGTACAATATGGTTTCAAATGGTGTGATAACAGGAACAGAAGATACGAGTATAAATGTAGATGAAGGGAGTGGAGTAATTGCTGGTTCAGCTTCAGCAATTAATATTGATGGTACATTGGGAGCAGATTTAGCAGCTTTACAAACTAAAATTTTAAATAGAGATGTATATAAATCAGACGGAACTTTTATTGGAAGATGTACTGCTGTTGCCCATACAAGTAGCTCAGATGGAACAATAACTTTTGGAAATGGAACATATGTTGCTCTTGCTAATGACGATGATTTATATGTATCTGGTTTTGGAGATAAACCACCATGGATTGAATTGTATTCTACAACAGTAGAAAAGAAAAACGGAGCTTTAAAAACAATAACTAATGACACTCCAACTCCTTCAGCTAATTGGACTAGCACAGGAAGTAATATTTTTCATCAAATACATCTGGCTCAGGTGCTATATTTAGTGCAAGAGTAAATTCTGATGGTTCAGAAGTTAAACTTTCTATTATAAATGCAGGAAGCGGGTATACAGCAGGAGAGACATTTAGAATTTATGACCCTAGTGATGCTGCAAAATACGTTACAGTTGAAGTTGCAAGTGTGAATATAAAAGGGCTTACTCTTATGGATGATAATTGGGTGAGTCAAAATGATAATGAAACAGCTCTTGGAACTTCTGCTAAATACTTAATAAATAAAGATGTTAATTATGTATATAACGGAGATTTTGCAAATGATGATATTGATAATGGATGGACTACTCAGGGAAATGGATTTGTTCTTAAACAGTTTACCTGGACCTCTGGAAATGATGGAAGTGGTAATGGTCAAGCTCAATATGGAGGACATGATGGTACTTTGCATATGTGCATGCAATCAGAAGCATTTGGCGATGCTGGTACTTTTGGATGGGATGAAGGTTTAAACGAACCTAATACATATATTTATCAAACATTAACTTTAGATGGAGGTATGTGGTATCATTTGAATTTTATTCATAGCTTTGAAGCTTTTATTGGAGGGAACACCGAGTGGCCACCACATGGTGTTGCATATGCATTATATGATGCTTTTGAAGAAGAATATATAACAGGATGGACTAATGTAGATTGGTTTAGTAAAGCTGGAGTATCATGGAATAATGTAACTTGGGAATTTTCGGAAAGTGGAGGTAGTGCACTTAGTTCATGGGTTAATGAAGATACTGATTGGAATTTTTATAAAGATTTTCCTAATGGGCCATTTCAAAAGCTTAATCAGAATGAACATAATAAATCTATTTATCATAAATTTTATGTACCTAAATCTATAAATAATTGGGGTTCAGGTAATGGTCAAACGCAAAATATTCAATTAAGAATTAGCATTTCAAAACCAGTTACTCCATATTCTTCGTCAGACGCACTTGGAAATGCTGTAAATGGAGTTACAATTGGAGGAGTAACAGTTCATAAAGCTTACAATGATTTAACGACTATGAGTTACTATAACCCTAAAGCAGCAAATCCTTTTACAGATAATATTAAAAATTGGTCAAATTATAAACTTAATTTTAGAATACCTGAAGATTTTAATGAAGTTAGCGATTGGAAACTAAAAATACATGGTGGAAAATATGGATGGAGAGCTAGCAATGAATTTGATGCAAATATTGATTATGCAGCTACGGCAAGCCAAGAAGTATATTTTGATAATATAGTTTTAAGAAGTCCTTCTTCTGATTTAAATGCATTTGATACTAAAGGAGAAACAACTCTTCTTACTTCTAATCAAGGAGCTAATTCTGTTATTAAAATGTGGAATGGAACTACATGGAATACATTAACAGAATGGAGTAATAATAATTCTATGCCTGTTTATAATTACGTAAATGGTATTCTTAAAATATCTGATGCAAATTTTGATAACAATAATAATAATAAATTTATATATTTCGATAATGATAACAATTCTTCTTCTATTGGAGAATGGAAAATAAAAGAAGAGGCATTAATAACACCTCCTACTGTTTCTTTAGAACATAAAGCATCAACTTTTACTTCAGGAGGTTTAAATTATAATGCTTGTACTTATCTTAATAAATTTTATGATGGACTTAATTGGTGCGAACAACCATCAACAAGACATGGTAATCAAATAAAAGCATGGACAAATTGGAGTTTATCTGAATTTGCAGACCCTAATTATACTTCAAAAGGCATAGGGCATATAATAAGATATACCGCTGGAGAAAAAACAGCAAGCCAACATTGGAGTAATCCTCAAACTGCATCATGGGCATCTGATGGAGCTATAGCTATTGTTGACCCTTATGATGAGAATAAACATATAACTTCAATGGGAATAGGCCTAGCAAGTTTTTCAAATAGTCCTTATCCAGGAGCTAATGCAAAATTAAATGCTGTAAATCTTGATGGACAACATAATCATTGGGCGGGAAAAACTGTTTATTGTTCTAGACCTTTATTAAAATGTGCAATACATGCTACTCAAAATTCAGGTGCTGCTAGTGGTTTAGGTATGTTGCAATTTCTTAATGAATCTGTAGAGAATGATAATGAACTTTTAAGTAATGCTTCTGTTAAATCAATTAATTTTAAAATAAGATGGGAATCTGCGCTTCATTATAAAAATAATGCCTTTAATCAATATAGTGGTTATTGTTCTGCAGGAACACATACAGGTTATAATGCTCAATCATCTTGTCAACAAGCACATGAAGGTTTTTGGGTGTCTCAATTAACAACAAGAAATTTAGAGAATCAAAAGCCTCCTTTTTTTAAAGTTAAAGCAGGTGTTCTTGGTTCTGATAATTACATTAATAATCCTCTTGATTTTGTTCAAGGCCTTGGAACTAATCATTTTCTTACTAATTTAAAAGAAATGGACTTTGGCACAAGCGTTAGTGGCTTTAACTCTTCTGAAGGCATAGCACCAAATAGAATATATGGATATTATAATCCTGTAGAAATTACTAAAATTCGTCATGCTGAAGGAGATAATCAACAAGTTATTGTTGAATGTTCGTTTGAAGGTGCTATTTCATGGAATCCTGGAGAAATACCTTTAAATAATATTGAAGCAAAAGATTTATATTTTGATGTAAAGGAAGAAAATGAGACTTTTGGTAATGAAAACCATGATGATGATTCATGGAGAAGTAATTACGATGCTGGGATATGGGATTACGATGGAGATAGAGAAAGTTCAATAAATCCAGGGGATAGTTCAGATGATGATTTAGGAACTTCTGGAGTAGGTAATAGTGGTTGGGATTCAGGCGAAACTAATTGGGGAATAAGGACTGTGCGTAAACATGGAGGTGTAAGATACCCTACATGGTCAAGATTTTTTATAGATAAACTTGATATTGACTTTTATCGTTCTGATATTGATATTTCTTCTTTAAGTAAAAATGCAACAGTTAATTTTGAATGGCAAACTCCAGAGCAATTTTTAGAAAATAATCAATTTTTAGACCCTTTGTCATCAGCTTTTGTTGTGTCAGGATGGGGTGGAAGAAGATTCCAATTAGCTTCAACAACTGTAAATAAATTTGATGAAGAATCTAGTCTTAGTAATCCTACTTTTTTTAATGCAACTGATATTATACCCACTGAAGACCAATCTCCTTCAGTTTCTGTGCTTTTAGATAAATCTTACTATAGTAATGATTTTATTAAAAAGACTAAATTTTATTTAAAAGACGGAGAAAGTGAAATATGGTATCTTCAATTTTGGATTGACCATGAAAGTAATAAAATGTATTCTAGCACTTCTTCAATTTCTTCTCCGCAAATAGATGAAACTGGAGATAAATGGGGATGGTTTTTAGATTCTAGTAATTTTAAAAATTACAATGAAGTTAGTAGCTACGAATCAGAAACTTTAGTAAGACAAGAAGATGCTGTTAATAATAATCTTCTTTCATCAAGATATAAAACTTCTGTTGTTTGCAATAATAGAATGTATGTTGGGAATATTTTTCAAAATGGAAAAAAACATGGAGATAGAATGTTAAAATCTCCTATAGGAAAATATAATATACTTCCAAAATCTAGTTTTATTGATGTTGCTATAAACGATGGAGATGATATAACTGCATTATCATATTACAAAGATAAAATACTTCAATTTAAAAGAAAGAAAGTTTTTGTTATAAATACATCAGGAGATTATGAATTTCTTGAAGATACTTTTAATGATATTGGAGTTGATGGTCAATATTCAGTTGCTACAACAAAAAGTGGAATTGTATGGGCAAATGAAAATGGATGTTTTTTATACGATGGAGAGAGTCTTGAAAATTTAACAGAAAATAAAATCCCTACAAGTGAAGCTTATTCAAACCCATCAACCGCTATATCTAAAGTAAACAGGTGGTGTTCAAATTCATCAGATGGAGATTGCATTGTGGGATATATTAGACATAAAGATTCTTTATTAATAAATTTTACAAGAACTCATAGTAATTCAGGAGCTGTTCCTACGGGAGCTGTATATCATTTTACTACAAAATCATGGTCTTTAATTTATGGAGTATGGAATAGCTCGTCTAGTTCAATGAAAACTGGTAATATGTCAAATATGATAACTAATTCAGATGGAGATGTATTGTTTTATCATACTACAACAGATAATTCTACTTCTGAAAGGATGAATACAATAAGAAAATGGGTTCATGAATCAGATAGTAATCTTTCTACTAAAAATGCTTATTTTGTAACAAAAGATATATCATTTGGAAATATAAATGTTAAAAAGAAATTATATAGAGTTTATATAACATACAGAGTATTAAGAGATGGAACTGACAGTGGTATGATTGTTAAAGGAGCTGTTAATGGAACAGGAAATTTTAATGTTGAATTTTCTCAAACAAGCAAATTTATTAATACACAAACTAATTGTTACTCAGGTGGACATTTAGATGAAACAGATGGAGATTGGAAAACTGCAGAGCTTAAATTTAATACTCCTTCTGATGTAAGTAAAATAACTTCTTTTCAATTACAAATTTACAGCGGTAGTGCAGTATACGATTTTGAAGTAAATGATATATCTATAAGTTTTAGAACAAAAAATGTAAAATAATGGCTAATTTATTACACTTAAAAGCTTCAAGAACAAAGGTATTAAATAGCCTCCCCACAAAAAATTTAGGTAATGATGGTGATATTGTTATATCAAGAATAAAAGGAAGAGGTGTATATTTATGCACTAAAGCTTTAGGAACTTGGCATGTAACAAGTAAACTATCAGAAATTTCAAAAATAGATAAAACTCCACTTGATATAATAGCAAAAAAACTAAAGATAAAAGATATAAAGAAATCTTATGAATCTAATAAATTTGTTGTAAGTGAAAAAAACGGAGAATTAAGATATCAAAACTCAGAAGAAGTAATAGAAACATTAAATTTAGAGAATTTATCTTTAAATTATAAAACAGCTTATTGTTCTTTAGGTCAATACACAAACAAAGAAGAATGTGAAGCTAATAATGGTACATGGTATTATTCTGAGAATGATTCTCATGATAGTATAAGTAGCACAGCTGAAAATCAATTGCTTACAATAGGGCAATCAATAGGAACATTAGATTCCGAGCCTACTTTATTATACGATGGTTCTACTTTAGAAATTAAACGTAACACAGATTACGATGATAATTGGCAAACATCAGCACAAGATTCTTTATTAAAGTTAAGTTATGATTCAACTAATAATACAAGCATAGGAGTAAATTCTAGTGGTAACTTAACTATTGATTCTAATGGTAATGTAGAGTTAAACGCAGATGGTGGGCATATAACTTTTAAAGACGATACGACTACAGCTTTATCTATTGATATTCCTGATTCAACAATATCTTTACCTGCAGATTATAAACTTATTTTTGGTAATACGGATGAATATATATATGGAGATGGAGGTAAATTAAATATTGCTGTAGGTGACGGAGATGTAATGAGTTTTTATGATGAAGAAATAAGGACATTCAAAACTCTAAAAATGCAAGAAAGAGCTGACGCAGAAAGTGATACAGCAGGATATGGTCAATTATGGGTTGATACTGCAACCCCAAATGAATTAGCATTTACAGATGACGCAGGTACTGATATTATTGGCATAGGTAAATACCATTATGAATGTAAATTTGTAGCTTTTAATGCGGCAGCTACATCTTTTTATTTGCCAATGAATGGTTATATTTATGAGCAAAGTTTAACAGCAAGTAGAAATGAATATTTGTCTTTTATAGCACCTTATAATGCAACTATTGAAAAAGTAGCATTTAGAACAGAAATAGCACAAGATGGGTCAACAAGTGTAAGAGTTTTAGAATCATCTGATGCTACGGAAATACCTGGCTCTATGATTTTTAGAAAAGACCATACATA